CCCTGTGCATACCGAGAAGAACGTGCCTGATCAATAATCGTTCTCGGATCCATCCACTCTTGATATGAATGAGCATCCTGATATGCTTCAGCAGCAGGCATGAGTTGTTCATCTGTCATGGACGAGATGTGATATTTGGTCAATTTAGCGACTTCCTTTATCACAAAATCTCCAATCGGATGATTTTCGATATCCTTAAGTTGCTGGGCGGTAGCTAGTTCGACATACTCTTTGGAACCGAATATGGCGAGCTTCTGACGCTCAGAATACATTAAGCTATTTAGCACTCTAAATATGGGTCGGGTCATTAATTCACCATCAACGTACCATTTTGAATTCCAGACATATTCGCCCATTACAGATTTGTCTGGATGAATGTTCCTGAGAGAAAAGTGAGCAATCTTCTCAAGATTATCACTTGTCAACTTCGTTGACAAGCCCACTGTGATATCATCACCATTCACTAGAATACCTTCGATGAATCGATCAAGATTAAAGCGCTGAAATGAAGCTATTACATCAGCGACATTACAATATCCATCGAATAAATTGGTAGTCTTTGATCCACTGGGTTGCCCTCCATTCCGCGTTAAGTCACCTTCTGGCATGACTAAACTTGCTGTTACCAAGTATTCTTCTATGAGTTCGGAAAACTCGTAGTCGCTAAAGAAGAATCTGGCCATCTGCCTAATCTCAGATGCAGCCACAGTACTGTCGAACTGTTCGGCATCCAAGTTTACCCATTGCGTAACCTTAGGGTCATACTTGCTTACCCACTTTGCCATCGTCTCCGGCGGCGTATAGAAAACAAATATGTCATCCAAACCCTGGGTCTTTTCCTGCGTCGCACTTAACGCTGAATCCAACGCTTCACACTCCATATACCAAGTCGATATTGGTACCATCCACACTAGCCTGACCTTGGGATCTTCGATTTGTGATTGTTGGGTTCGCACACCAGGAAGTATCGAGAACATCTTATCCAAGTCACTCGCGGGTTTTAATACCTCATTAACATACTGAACAGCTTCACTAAGATTATCGCGTTTCTTACCCATACTGGGCAGGCCCGCTCCTTTCTTCAAGCTGCTCTTGTTCCGAGCAAGAGTCTCATCGAAATGAAACCGGGTAGACGGTACATATGGATGGCTAAATTGATCTAGCATATCTTTGGTCCATAAAATATCGTCATTTACGTTGCGGTATTCCAAAGACGCTTCCCGTAACTTTCTATATTTATAGATGCTGCGGGGCCACTCAACCCGTTCCATATACTTAATTTCCTGGTCGTTTAAACCAGACGGGAGCTGGTGAGTACGGAATTCTTTTCGAATTGCAGGAATTAACTTCCGTACTTTCGGTGCTAATTTTCGTTCGATAATACCATCATTATCTATCTGTATTCTGTTAAGGAATTCTTGTACTTTCGAATCTGAACGCATACTGATGGTCATCTGCGTTCACCCCTTCACCACAGTGCCTGCAATACTATCTGCATTCCATTGACAATTAGAGATACAATCAATGCAATGATATACTTTCGTATAGCATTCCAAGTCATATCCTTCCTATCAAGTTCCGCTAACAGTTCTTGCATTAACCGTTGGGAATTAGGATCATTCGCGTACTTCGCCAGTAGTTCCCGAAGGAACTGTCTGAATCTCATTGTTATTTCTCG